CCTCCAGAGACAATTAACTATATCCCATGCCAAGCAGTAGAGCCGTTCTATTATCGGGACGGCGACACTGAGGAAACAAAATTATGGGGTGACAACTATAACTCTGCATGGGAGATTTTATGTGGCAGGTCAGAGGCTAACGCCAGAAATCCTTAGCGAAGCACTTACCGCTTATAGGAAGATAGGAACCTATACGGAAGCGGCGCGGAGCTTAGGTCTACCGCCAAGCACCTTTCAAAATCGTGTAACCAGGGCGTTGCAGATGGAGGAGGATGGTGTACCAATCATTACCTCTGCTGAACAAAAAACACACGAACTCCCTGTATTTCCAGATGATGATATTCCAGTCGAGGAAATACTGGATTCTATGGAAAAAAGATTTGAAAGGAGAGCGCAAGCTAGTGCTGCCCGAAAGTGGTATACGTGTAAGATTAACACGACCATGCCTATTGGATTGTGCTTCATCGGGGACGTACATATAGACGATAATGGATGTAACATCCCATTGCTCAGACGCGATTGTAAGCTAATGGCAGAACGGGATGAAGAAGGAAACCCATTATTCTTTTGTACAAACTTGGGTGACTCGAGTAATGGTGATTGGCCTGGACGTTTGATGAAACTCCATGCTCAACAGGATCAATCGATCACTACAGCCCGAAGATTGGTTGATTGGTTTATTAACGATACAGGTTTGACCTGGGCGGCTATACTAATCGGCAATCACGATGCATGGGGTGATGGTGCGGAGATTTTAAGTCGCATGAATATACAAAAAGTTCCAATGCTGGATTGGACGGCGCGGTTTAAACTACGGTTTCAAAATGATCGTGAATGTAAAATTATCGCATCTCATTCCTTCCCTGGCAGATCCTGGATCAATCCACTTCATTCTAATCAGCGGCGAGAAATGGTAGAGGAGGCATCCATCTTTGCCAGCGGCCACACCCATGATTGGGGAATACATCACTCAGAAAATCCATATCGTAATGAATGCTTCTGGCTGGTTCGCGCCAGGGGCTACAAGTACCTAGACCAACACTCTGAGAGGTTGGGCTACTCCCCACAAAACAATGCAGCGACAGTGTGTGCAGTGATAGATCCTACCGCTGAAGAGGAAGTGAATTTCATTCAGTGTTTTGCCGACATGAAAATGGCCTCAAATTTTTTGAAATACAAGAGAGCCAATGTCCGCAGAAGTACATCAAATACCAGATAAGCTCGAGGAACCTTCTGTCATCTGCGAGGTCTGTGCGGAGTGGGAGGTACTAGCAGCGCATTGGCTTATGTATCACGACGGGACATTTCGATGTGTCAACTGTGGTACAGCCTATGAGTGGGTTGAATAATGGAATTCATAACTGACTACTGGGAGCAAATTCTATTTATAGGCGCGGCGATTATTATAGCTACTCGCTTGAGGGAACAGGTCAATGAGTGCCGCCGTGATATTGATGCCCTGACGGAATCTATCGACAAACGCGATACCTATGTCGAGACCGTGAGGCTACGAGCACAGTTCGATGCCCAGGTAGCTAATCTGGAAAAGCAGGTTTCCGCTTTGTGGCATTTTTGCAATCAGTTACGCGACCGTCACAATGGAAAATGATATGGCAATCAAAATTCTGCGTATGCGGGAACATTATTGCAGTTGGGATGATGTCGCGGAACGATTTAACCAAAGCTATCCCTCCCAGGAGCGAGTTCGGGACTCGTTAAAGCACTGGGCGAAAAGCCACGACATTGATGTAACGTGGGCTTATCCACAACTTACCAACAATGGAAATGGAATATGGGGGATAGAAGCACCGAAAGGATGGCTGCAGGAAATCGAAAAGAAATTGGGCCGCTTCGGGAAGAAAGGAAGAACCGAAACGACCCATTGAGGTGGCCTATGGATGCAAGCACTTTATCCTATATGCCCACTCAAATGCAATGCCCTATACCGCCTTAGGGTACTTCCTTTTCAACTCCGTTGCTGGTACTTCGCATTTGCGGAAGTTTTCCCCCTCGATATCGTACAATTTCAGTTCAGGGCTGTCATATGTAGCCCCAATGATCTTAACGTCAATAAGAGGTCTTCCGTTAAAATGATACGAAACAACCTCTCGTAAATGAAATTCAGTCATATGTTATACCTCTGATTTGCCTGTTGGGTTCGGTAAATCTCCAGTGTGAACCTGGATCGCTCCATTTCCACTTTTTGTTTCTCGTAATTGACAGTGGCCGTGACCACTCTATCGATTGCTTTTTGATACTTGTCGCTGGCTACTGCTTCCCTTTCTTGCGCAGAGATAGCCATGCCGTGAAACTCTTTCATCATCACTGCCTTGGTCACTTTAAGCATATGTTCCGATTGCAGTTTTTCGCGCAACGCCTCCAGCATTTCGGCAGGGTTAGCGAGAGTTTCTGTTAAGATTTTCTCAACTGTTTCGTCTGATATCATATCTAAGTTCCGCTATCTCTTTTAAAAGACGCATGATTAGGCCAGGATCTTCCTGGGCTTGTTTATTCCAAAAGGATAACTCGCCTATTTCATGCTGCAGCCTGTGAAGTTCATGCACCAGGGGAACTACCCGATTATCGTCAGGCTTTAACCCCATGCCGCCAGCTAATCCATAACGAATATGCGCTGGATCGCAGGGTTTCGCGCCTGTGATGATACAAGGTTGATCCCTTACTTCATCTAACCAGGCGCGGTCCCTGATGCGGTTATGTTTTGGCAGTAACATTAATCACCAGAAACGGTATTTATCAAACGTCCCTTTTTGAACGCATTTCTGGCGGTTGCTATCCAGCCTTCTAATTCGGACTCTTTTGGGAACTTCTGTAGTGTTGTGGCATAGCGTCCTACGAAACCCATAGCGAACATATCCGCCTCTTTATCGAATGCGCTGTAGTTGTCAGTAGCACGGCTGACGGTGGTTTGTATGGTATCGCCAACAGAAGCAGCTGACCCGTTGGATCGCTCTGTTGAAGGCGTCCATTCGGTAATATTGAAAATTGTGCTTTTGCCTGGACGGGCTTTTTCCTCAATATCACAGTTTATATAATCGCCTTGCTTTGGCGGGGAGCCGTTTAACTTACTATCGTAAGACGGCTTGAAGTCGTACTGACTAGTGGGGTCAAGGTTTTGCATTTCAAGGCATATTTGAACCCATCCCTTATCAGCCATCCCCGCTACGAAATGACGTTCTACAGATTTCACTAATATATTATTATGCATTTTATCCTCTCTTATGTTGGTCGCAGAAAGGTGCAACTTCGCACCAATTCTCGCATCTTATATAAAAAGGCTTCCGCTTTTCCAAACGAAAATCCTCACCGCTGTTATCTATGTATTGTTCTGCTTCCTCCTTTGTTGTGAATAGTTTAGTTGCCTTCCTTGCCCCTTTGTTTACCCATCGCTCCTCGTCCGTGCATAACGGCAAGTTGTCAACCGATGCTGTAGTGTGAAGTTTAACACGTTTTTTGATGTATCGTTCCGCTTTTTCTTCGGGCCATAACGGGATGGGAATTTCCTGTACGGCGCAGGGCGGGTTGTACGCATCCCGTTTCCAATCCTTCATAAATGCGAGGACTGATATGCTGTTGACCTTTTTCGTTTTCCGCACCAACCAGGCATATACGTTCAGCTGTTTTTCCCAATCCTCGTATTTTTTGGCTTTAACCTTATACATGGCACAAGTTTTGGTGTCTTTAATATCGATGGAGCCATCAGCGCGAACCTTCTGAATATCAAGCTGGCCGCTGATTGTGACAGGGCCGTTTCCAATATTGATGTCCGCTGCAATTCGTTCCTCTAAAATATAAGAAGGGTCGTTCATTTGCGTGATGGCATTTTCCACCCAGGAATGAAACGCTGTCCCAAAAGCTGACGCTACTGTATCCCCGACATCAACCTCAATTCGGTCGCGGTAATGTTTTAGTAGAACTCCGATACGAGGCGGGTTAATCAAACGAGTGACCCGTAGACCTTGTGGGCTTTGATTCCCCGTATCAGAGGTGAGAATAGATACGAGAAGATTACTTAGCTGATGCTTGTTTGTGTAATTCACGCAGTTTCTCCAGTTCCCTTTTTTGTGCAACATTCTCTTCAATCAGAGTATACGTTCTCCCCATTACCCAACCAAGTTTGAATGCGTGAGTGTCCATGTTGGCTTTACGACAAGACTCTTTTAGTTCTCTGTCAAAGTCACGTATCGCATCTTCGGAGTGCAATTTCGTTATCGTATTATCTATTCTTTTGAGTTCTTCAAGCATAATTCCCCTCCTTTCCGAATAATTGCGTCTGATCAGGATTTTCCGTCACGGGCTTCCATGTGATATCCATCAGGCGATAGTCTCTGCCCTTGGTTCGTGAAAGAAAAAGTTTAGACGTTGGCTTGAGATTTCTTAATTCATCGGGGCTTAAAATCATTGTTTGCCCGTTATGCGTCAGGCGCAGCCCTCCCTTTTCGATGGCCTTGGCGACTTCATAGTCGCGCACACTGAGCATTCTGCCTTGCCAAAGTTTCTTTACTTTTTTGTTAATCATTACGATCCTCCTGTTTGGAGCGGATCGCGTTGAGCCATTTTTCACAGTCATCTAATTGCTCGTTAATGTCGGGTGCGGATAATTCTGCGACGCTCATTTCCCTGGCGATAAGCTGCAGGCCATAGCTTGCGTCAATCAAATGCCTCAGATAATGATCTGGCTCTGGCGGTGTTGCTGTGTATTTTACCTGGCCCATAACAGTTCCTTTCTTTTATGTTTACCAATCTGGTTAAATATAATATATATGATATAGTAAGTATATACCAAAATGGTAGTTAGGTCTAAAGATATGAAGTTAAAAGATTTTATTCGCGCCAACGATGTGAACCAGGCGGCAATTGCCAGGGATTTAAGCGTTTCAAACATGGCTGTTTGGAGGTGGTGCGCTGGAGAACGCATCCCGAAACCCGCCATGATGGCGAAAATCTATCAAATAACAGGTGGAAACGTTGAGCCAGGTGACTTTTACGATATGCCAGACCTGCGGCAATAGCTGTGACGTATGGATGCCAGAGCGTCAGGTGGAGCGCACAATCAGGCGCGACGGCGAAGCGGTTAAGGTTATCGATACTGTGGGCGGCATGGATGCCTGTGCGGAATGCGCGAGAAAAGCCAATGTTGAATGGAATATAGCGACTTGTGACTGAGAACGAATTACAGTTAAGCGTAGCCAAATACTTACGGGTTATGGAAAAGGTTTTGTCGAGCCAGGGTATCAATATATGCTGGCATCACTCGCCTAACGAGGGCAAGAACAAGCTGCACTATTACGCGAAACAGAAGCGGCTTGGAGTACGGAAAGGATGGCCCGATATTGAGGTGATTTACAGAGGGAGGTTCATCGGCATAGAATTAAAAACCAAGAAAGGACGGTTGTCGGAGGCACAGAAGAAATGTCACGATGATATTACGTTGGCAGGGGGCTTGGTAACCGTCTGCCGTAGTTTAACTGAGGTGGTAGAGTTTATGGAGACAGCGTGTGGATACAATCAACGAGTCGATATATAGCCTGGGTATTCCTTTAGTATTACAAGGCTCAGGCGTACAAAACGGCGGCAGCGTGGTAGGCCGCTGGAAGAAAAAGTATACCAACGAGGCCATTTTAGAAGCCTTCGTTCTAGCAGCCAAACACAAGCCAACAGAGCCAGTTTCCTATATGGCGAAATGCCTGAAGATTTTCGGAGAAAAGGAACCCGAACCTGTTGAGCGTGATGTGAATAATTTTGGCAAGAGATTACAGGCATTTAAGGAAAAGGAGTTCTGGCCTACGTCATGGGGGCCTAAACCAGGTGACCCTGAGTGCCAAATTCCACAAAAGATTTTACAAGAAAATGGGTTTTAATATATCTTGAAAGGAGCGGAAAGTGGGTCAGCTGTCGGGTAAGACGGAGCGGCTGATACCGAGAGGGTACTTGGGCTAGCTACACCCCGAAGAGGAGATCGAAAGCGCAAACCTCAGCTATAGGCAACCGTATATTGTCTAGAAGTAGTGCGCGACTGACTGGCGGTACGATGCGACCAGTTAGGCCAACAGCGACGGACGGCTCCGAAGGTCATCAAGATCGCCAAGGTGTAGATCAACTTCTGCTTAATAAGCGGAGGCTGATCGATCTATGCCTTCGCTCAGGACTCACCAAAGGTCATTAACTAGGAGAATAAGATGGAATCAGCGGCCTGGGGAAATGGATGGAACTCAGCAGACAATGGCAAGCCAGCTTCAACAAATCCTTATAAGGGAAAGGAAGATAGAGAGGAATTTTATAAGGGATTTTATGCATGGCTGATGCACCAGCAGAAAACCGAATATTATCCGAACTAGAC